TACGTGGGGTCTTCGTAGGCGTTGAGGCTGGCCGTGGTGCCAGAGCCCGAGTTGGGCCGCATGGTCCACTCGATCGCGCGGGCGTTGCCTTCCTTGCCCGCCTTCTTCCACATGTTCTGCCAGAACGCATAGCTGCGGATGCGCTGGGTCTCGCGGAAGTTGGTGTAGAACTTCGTGCGTGCGCCGTTCAGGACGCCTTCCAGACTGCCAAAGGGAATGCCGGATGCCATGTTTCAACTCCTGTGAACGTGGGGGGCGTTCCTGTCGATCAGTCCGGCACGCGCCGGGCGTGTTACTTGCGGGTCTTCTCGTAAGCGGCCAGGGCAGCGGCGAACGGGTCTTTGGGCTTGCTCGCCTGCGTGCGACCCGGTGCCATTGCGGTTGGTGACGCCTGCGGCTTGGGTGCCGCGGGCTTGGGTGTTGACGTGGGGTAGAACGATGCGACCTTCTCGACGGCCTGACGGATCGCGGCCTTGGCCGAGATGGGCTTGCCGGAGTCCTTCGCGGCCTTGAAGATGTTGGCGGCCTGGAGGTCAACGGCCGTCCGGCGCTGAAGCTGCTCGGCGGTGAGGCCAAACTTGGCATCGCCCGAGAGCGTGTCAGCCTCGCCGAAGATGTCAGCCGAGTAGCCGGGTGCCGACTCCATGACCGAGAACAGGCGCTCGACCGATGCGAGCTGGCTCTGCTGCTGGAGGGCTTGCTTGGCGGCCTGAGCTTCGGTCTGAGCCGTGGTCAGAATGTCGGTGAAGGACTTGAGGGCGGGGTCGTTGGCTTCGAGGCCAACGGCATCCGCGAACCCCTTGACGACGGCAGAGATGTCGGGAGACTCAGCAACCACGGGCGCGGGAACCGTTGCAGGATTTGCAACAGTTGCGGCCGGTGCCGGAGCCGCGGGCGTTGGTGCCTGACCCTGTGCCAGCAACGCAGCAACCGCCGCGTCGCCGGTCAGAGCCGGGGAAGGGGCCGTATCGAGCCCCCCGGCCGATCCGGTGTCCTCTTCCCCGTTGTCCGTGTCGTCCTCATCTGGCGGGGGGGCGTAGCTGTAGTCGGCGTCCGTGCCGGTGGTAGCCGCGTCGGTGGTGCCAGAACCATCGCCGTCGGAAGGTGAGTCGGTTGATTCGGTGGAGCCAGTGTCGGAGGTGTCAGAGCCGCCAGCATCGCCAGCGTCAGACGAAGCGGCAACGGCAGAACCGCCGCCGCCAGCAGCCTCATCACCGAGCAGGATTCGCCAGAACATTGACATGCGCATCTCCGGGGGGCGTGAAGAGCCTCAACACTGGGAGAAGTGTCGCTGCGCCCGAAATGCGTTCCATCATGGGAAATAGGTAAAGTGCGTCAGGCCACGCACACGGGTCCGCCCAGCACGTTCGCAGCCTCCGCGATCCGGCGGCGGGCAATCTCGACGTACTCGGCCTCGCGTTCAAAGCCGATGAAGTTGAACCCCTCCAGCATCGCGGCCTTGCCGGTGCTGCCGCTGCCGGTGAACGGGTCAAGGACGGTCCCGCCCGGCGGCGTGACTAGGCGGCAGAGGTATTGCATGAGGGCCGTGGGCTTGACGGTGGGGTGGGGGTTGGTGCGTTGCCGTGCGATGGGGCCAAAGTCAGGTTCGGTACATTGGCACTCGCCGCTTGTATTCACCCTCTGCCTACCGCACTTGCGACACAAACCGTTCGCTTTCATCCCACCAATAGCGGCCCGTTCCTCCAGTTCATCACAACCCGCCTCCCGATCCGCCTTGCTCGCCTTGGGGCAGTAGAAGAACCGCGCGGCGGAGCCGGAGTCGCCGTAGGTCTCCATCGTCGTGAAACCGCCAGCAGCGTCCGCGCCGTAGGCGTTGCGACCATCGACGCCAGCCGTCGTGCGCGTGGGCATCATCTTCCCGCTCTTCGTTTCCGGAAACCCCGCCAGCACCTCATCGCTGCCGTCGTGGATCAGGTTCGCGGGCCAGCGACCGGAGGGCTTGTTTGTAGAAATGTCTATGGTGTGTTGCGTTCCGTCTGAGATGTACGAACCGGCCCCGATATTGGTGCTGACTGGCCGATCCCATGCCGCAGCGTGATCCGTGCCCGGTACGCGACATCCCTCGATGTTCACCGCGCCCGTCCCGTGCTGCATGACATTGGCCGCCACCGTGCCGGGGAAGGGCTTGCGGGCCATGATGCAAGGGTCAAGGTTTGGACGCACGGCCACGTCCGGGCAAGCTGCCGCATCCAGCGACATAGCAGGCCCGGTTGCAGAAAGTGTGCGGGTGGCTTGCAACAACGCAAGCGAGGCGTTGAAGTGCGCTACCGCAGTGTCGGCACTGGCACCCAACCCATCGGGATGGCTGCTTGCCCGGATGATGGTGTCGGGCGTGATCTGCGACAGTGAGAACCTCAAGGTTCTCCAGTCTGTTGTCGTCCCTGATTCCGTTGCGATGGTGGACGTGCTCATCTGGTGCAAGCACTCGGCCAAGGTGCGCTTCCATGATCGCACGGTGTTCAAGCTGGTACGTATCGCCAACTCGCACGACGACGTACCCGTCCTTGCGGGTGAACCGTCCGATGTATTGATGCGTTCGTCGGCACCGCATGGAGCAGTACCGCACGCCACGACGGACGCGCTTTGGCTTGACCCGGAAGTCGGACTTGCAGCACTCGCACTTGACAACTGGCATAGCTGATCCTCCAGCCTAGATAGGCTCGATAGGATTATAGCCAGTTCCGTATCATCCGTCGTCGGCTTTGTTGCCAGCGTCAAACTTTCCCAAGCGGGCTTCAACGCCGTGCCCCAGCCCTGCCACTGGCGGGCGGCTGGCGTGGCGGGTGCGGTGATGTCCATTGTTTTTGGTGCGTTTTCTGCCCACGGACGCCGCCACCCTTCATTCATGTTTTCGCTTGCAGCACTCGGTGTTTTTCGGATTGTCGCAACGATCTCACGCTCAGCCCCAACCGCCTTGTCTATGGCCTTGCTTATGTTGTGAGATTTTGGAAATCCTGTAGAGTAAACCCACGCAATCATGTCGCGTATCTCAAAGCCCGCATCCTCAATCCGCACCGCCATCCGATGCTGCGTGCGCGTCCCGGCGAACGCAAGCAAGTGTCCGCCCGGCTTCAGCACGCGAAGGCACTCGGCCCAGACCTCGACGGACGGAACGTCGTAGTCCCACTTCTTGCCCATGAAGGACAGGCCGTAGGGTGCGTCCGTCACGCAGGCATCGACAGAACAATCCGGCATCGCCCGCAGCAGGTCCAGACAGTCGCCATGATCGACGCGCCAAGTGCTCATCGTGCCCCCTTCGCCTGCTTCTCCGCATACTTCTCCGCGCCCACGGCCTTCAACGCCTGCTTGCGAGCGAAATACGCCTTGGCCGTCCGCGAGTCCGGCACCACCACATCGCCCTTGCTCGTGATGCAGTCCGCGAGGTCAGCCCCGAACATCCGCCGCGCCTCCTCGACCTGATGGGGCGGCACGTACTCCTCGTGCAACGTCTGGGCCTGAGTCGGCAGCGGGACCATCCCCGGCGTGCGTGGAGCACCCTGCGCCGCAACGTCAGTCACGACAGGACCGCCGCACTGGGGGCAGCGGATGAGTGCCGATTCTGACAACTTGGTGAACGTCTCGAACGCATGGTGGCACTTCTGGCACCTTCGGCAGTAGATCGGCATAGGGGGGACTCACATGCCCGGCGCTGGCAGCGTCGGGGGACCAACTGGGGCAGTACGCGGCGCGGCCTGTGACGCCGCGGCGTTGACGGGTGAACCGGGGACGCCAGCCGCAGGACCGCCCACGGCAGCCTGACCAGCCTGCGACATGAGCTGCAAGGTCTGAACCGCGACCGCCGCGTTGCTGCTGGTGGGGATGAGCCGCGAGAGCATGGCGATACCGGACTGGTCGGCGAGCTCGTCCATGACCTTGCCCGGATCGGCCCCAAGAGCCTGGAACACGGGGAGGACTTGCGGCAGGGCCAGCATGATCTTGAAGAGGGCGTCGATCTCCTGCGCTGGCGGCATCGCGTCGGCTGGCTTGCTCGTGCGAACCCGGTACTTCATGCTCTGCCAAGAGATGTCGAGGCTTTCCGCGTCCCATTCGAGGGGGATCTGCACGCCGCCCGGCCCCGTCATCGTCAGCGTGCGCTTGTCGCCAGATGCCAGCAGCATCGCCGAGACGCGCTGCATGACCTTCACGCGAGCCTGCTCGACCTGATCGCGGAGATGCCCGAGGACCACGCCAGCGTTTCCGGCGAGGATGCTCGCGCCCGTGGCCGTGTCGGAAACGTCCTTGGAGCCGCCAGCCTGCGCGACGTTGGCGCCGATGGTCTGATCCAGGGCGTCGAGGAACGAATACCCCTCAACCAGTTCCTTGACCATGCCGCCCGTCACAATCTCCGTGACCGTGGATGGGTCTGCAAAGACCACATCCTCCGGCTTGTCGAGATCCATGATCCGGTCAACCGCCTCCTGAGCACCTTCGGCACCGACCACCTTGCGGTTCGTGACCTCGATCTGGTTCAGCAGCTTCGCCGCGGCCCCGGCCTTGCCCAGATGGATGTCCATTTTCGCCATCGCGGGCGAGTGGGGTTGTGCCATGCCCGGCAGCTTCGACAACCCGCAGAAGACGTACCGATGTCCCTCCGGCTCGTTGACGATCTCCTGAGGCTCGACCACGAACTCATCGGCACCGTCCCACGGTGGAAGGACGCAGGAGTACCACTTGCCAGCCTTGGCAAAGCAGCACTCGATGAGCCAGATCCGGTCGTCCAGATACCACTCCTCGTCGCGTCCGTCGGCGACCTGGACGCGCCCGCCGCGGTGGTACTGCTCGAGCACGGCATCTTCCCAGACGTTCGGGATGTCCTTGAGCACTTCCGGGTTGCCGTAGCCCTGTGCGATCAGTTGCTCGCGGTCCACCTGCGTCCAGTGTGCGAACATCGTGCCCGCGTGCCAGTGAGTTGCGGACGCATCGGGAATGAACCGCTCGATATCGATGGACTGGACGAAGGGGGAACCCGGCTCCTCGCTCCCGGTCGTGTCGGTCGCCGACGCCTCCTGCATGGGGCCGCGATAGCCGACGTACATGATGCCCACGCCAAGGATCGCGGACGCGACCATGTCGTAGTCGTGGCGGTCGTAGTCCATGTCCTTGTAAGCCTGACCAAGCCGCAGCTCCAGCATCTTCGCCGCGCCACGCTCACCGATGCCGTCAGGCTCGACCGAGGGGCGCACACCCATGCCGATCAGATGCGGCATGTACGTGCGGAACATCTCACCCAGGGGCGAGATAGGGCGTCGATCCTGCCAGCGACGCGAGCCGAGATCATGGAACTCGCCATGCCAAGGCCCAGCGACCTCCTTGCGGGCGAGCTGGACGAACCGTCGCAGCTTGGAAATCTCATCGGCCCCGTCGAAGTGCTCGATCGCGCGGAGCAGCCGCTTTGCCGAGATGATGGGCGTGCCGATGACACCCGGCATCCCCGGCATTGCGGGCATCGGGGCGGCAAGCATTGGACTGACGGGCGATTGTGCGGCGAACGTGGACATGCCCGGCTCCCGAGGAGCAGGCATCGCCGGGGTGAGTGTAGCAGGCTATCGAGGCGGTTGTACCGTCGCCAGTCCCGCCAACGCCTCGCAAGACTCGGGGCTCATTCTTGGCAGCGCCCGTGCATACTCACGCCACGCCTCGCCTTGACGCCGAACCGCCGCCTGCATCGCGGGGTTGGCGATGACCTTGCCCATCAGAGTTTGCAGCTCATTCGCCGTCATGCCGCGGGGTTGCGTTGGTTCTGTGCTCACTTCCCCTCCCCAATCTTCGGCAGCCCAAGCCACGCGCGGGTGGCGGCGATCCGATGTTTCGTTTCGTTGGGCATCACGAAATGGACGGACACCACCCCGCGGTTGTCAGGCTTGGCAAGTCTCAACATTCGCTCAAACACCCGTTGCTCGGTCGGAAGCAGATGACGAGCTGCAAGCAGCATCAGCCCATCTTTGAGCCGCGTGGTCTGGTCCGAACGCTTGGCCCTGAGATACACCCGCTGCCGAGCCGTGCGGATCATGCGACGGATGAACGTGCTCATGCCCAAAGTCTACCCGAACCGCACGCGCCCCGCATCCTTCGCGGCCTTTTTCTCACGCCATTCGCGCGAGGCCCGCAGGCCAGGCGGCGAATGCTCCGGCGTCTTGTCCTTCATGCCGCGCAGCCGATCCCAGATCATCGCACGCACGACCATTGCGTCACAGTGCAGATCCCGCTCGGCCTTGTTCGCGTCGATCAGGAAGCCGGGAATCACCGCCTTCGCGTCGTAGACGTACCCCGCGGCCTTGGTGAAGATGCTCAGATCGGGCTCGGCCAGCAATCCCGCGTCCCACGCGACCCGCATCGACTCAAAGATCGTCGCCAGCCACACCCAATCCACGGGACGGCCAGCCTCGCCGTCGTGCGAGACCACGGGAACACGCAGCCGGGCAAGCTGCTGGGCAATGCGAGCGCCGACGGGGTTGCGCCAGAGCATCACCGGCACCTTGACCACATCGAGGGCGATCCGCAGCCCGGCCACAGTCCGCGCGACCTCCTCCGGCGTCGTCATCGGGGCTTGGTACTCCCAAACCGGACCCCGTTGGCCAGTGTTCGCACCGCAGACGACCACCTCGCCAGCCTCAGTCGCACCCATCGCCACCACTTCCGCCTCTGACCAGTGCCATTGGCGGATCGGGCCAGCGCCATCGGGCATGGGCGTGACCACCCCGGCCTTGCCGCTGGCCAGTTGGCGCTCGAGGATCGCCACGGTCGCAGCCTTTGGCATCACCAGCGACAGCCGCGAGCCTTGGATGGTCTGCTTCTCCATGCCCTCCAGCTGCTCTGGCGAGAACACCGACAGCACCGGGGCGGCGTCGTCCATCTCGACATACCGCACGGCATCCATCGCGTGATCGTTCTCCTTGATGACCTTATCGACCGCCGCGTCCGTGTCGTAGGCGTAGGACTCCATCTCGGCGATTGTGAACCGGCAGCGAGGGGAGATTGTCAGCCCCGGCACCCCGTCAGAACGGATCGCCAGCCGCCGGCGGACGGCCTCGATGCCCGTCTCGACATCGTTGTTGGCCGGGATCGCTGGCAGCCCCGCAGCTCGCAGAGCGCCGATGAACGCCGGGGCCGCGGGATCGGACACCACGCGAGACACCCGCACGCCGTAGTCCACTTCGGCAATTTTGCAGAGTGCCTGGACCGCCCCCACCATCGTCGCCTCTTGGAGCCTCGCCTGATACACCTCGCGGGCGTGGTGGACCCGTCCCGAGGCGTCGAAGAGCCGCAGCGTGGCCGCGAAGGGCTTGGCGAAGCCGTAATCGCAGCCGATCTTCGCGTCCACCCACTTCAACTCGGGGTCGAGCTGGTGAATCTCCGGGTTCCACGAGTCATAGACCAGCCCATCCGTGCCGCACCAGATCCCCTCCACGTACCGCTTCCGCATCATCCCTTCCATCGCCATCAGGTTGGCGATGTACGCGGGCGGAAGGTGGGGGTTGTCGGTGCTCTTCGTGCGGATGCCGTGACACTGGGGAAGGGCGACAGCACCGCCAGCAAGCCCGAACCGCTTGGCGAGGAAGTGGCTCGGCGCACCAGGGTTGCACGCCCCGTAGATGCTCAGTGGAATCCCCACATCGAGGCGGACGCGACCAAGCAGGAACGTCCACAGGTTCTCGTCGAGCAGGTCCGTCGCCTCGTCAATTGCCACCCCCGAGAACTGGGCCGATCCGAGCTTGGCCTGATCGTCGAGCCCGCCGTAAACGATCTGGCCGCCGCTCTTTAGCAGCGTGATCGTCTGCTCGGTCTTGTGGTGCTGGTACGTGCCCGGCGTGAGAAGGGCAGGCATCTTGCCATCGCCGTAGACCAGCGTTCTGAGCGTCGTATTGCGGAATCGCTTGAGGTCCGCGCGGAATGCCCCTTCTCGAGCGCCGGGTCGATTCGCCCGCAGGATCAGCCGCAGGCAAAGAGCAACCGTCTTGCCAGCACCGAACGCCCCCGAATACAGCACCTCCGAGGCCGTGGACTTGATGAAGTCCCTTTGCTTCGGAAGTACCCGAAGGCGTCTGGATTCGGCGGTGGGGTCAATTCCTGATAAACCCATTGAAATAATCTATAGGCTCGTTGCGACTGAGACTCAGTCTCAACTACGCAGCTTATCAGACGCGGTGAACCCCCCAAAGAATATTCAGGACAATCCCATCCCCCACACTTCCCCCTAGTTGGGCGGTATACACCGCCATGCGCCTTCGACTCGTTGGGGCGGAAACAGGGGACGTTTCCGTAGAGGCTGGACAGGAAGTCGAGATCGTTGTTCGGATTCGCTTGGAAGTGTCGCAAATCCCATTGCCCAACGGAGTTACCTGTGGTCCAATAGGCACCATGAATACCGCCGTGCGTTCACCGGCGGCGCAGGAAGCGC